AGTTATGATTTATATATCTCTTTTCTTTTTGTCTCTATTATATATCAAGAAAAAAATATGAAAAAAAACCTATTAGGGAGGACAAAAGATTGAATATATATACTATGAAATGTAAATATAGAAACTGTAAAAATGAAGTAACGGAGGGAAGATTAGATAAAGTATATTGTTGCATCAATTGTAAACGTAATGAAAAAAAATATAGACAAAGAGAAAAGAAAAAATGCCAAAAAAATTAACACAAGAGGAATTCTTAAATAAATGTCATAATATCCATGGTGATAAATATGATTATTCCAAAACGAATTATATTAACACAAGAACTAAAATAACCATTATTTGTGATAAGCATGGTGAATTTCAAATTACAGCTGATAACCACCTTAATCAAAAACAAGGATGTGACGCTTGTGCCAGAGATAAACACAAACTGGTCGAATTAAGTCTAGAAAGATTGGAGAATCTCAAAAAGATTCACAATGACAAATACGAGTATAAAGATTTATCGGTTACAAAAGGATTTATCAATATAGTTTGTCCCAATCACGGTGATTTTACTCAATATCTTTATTTTCATGAATATGGACATGGATGTTCAGAGTGTAATTCTACATCAAGAGGAGAAGATAGGATAAAGTCCTTTTTAGAATCTCTAAATATTCAATTCAAAAGAAATTATGAATTTGAAGATTGTAAAAGAGTTAAGAGATTAAGATTTGATTTTTATTTACCGGAGATGAATATGTGTATTGAATATGATGGTGAGCACCATTTTGAGGAGAATGAATACTTTGGTGAGGGTAACTTAGATTATATAAGAGAAAATGATAGAATTAAGAATGAATTTTGTCAACTCAATGATATCATAATGATAAGAATTCCCTTTTATGATTATGAAAATATCGAAACTATCTTAGAGGATTTAAACAGAACAGGAGAAAAAACATATAAGTATATATAACCTATAAAAAATAACAATTAATATGGCAGATAATTTATCAGAAGAAGACTATCTCAAAAAACACATAAAAGACTTAGAAGGTGGAAATGAAAAAGTAAATCCAAATCAAAGCATGTTTGACTTTGTAGCTCAAACACAACCCAATTCAAATCGTGTAACCGATTTACAATTTCTATCCTTTGATATTAAAGAATTACCATGTGGTAAATTTTATCCACAAGGTACTACTTTCTTAGTTAGAGCTGCTCAAGTTAAAGAAATTCAATCATATTCAATGGTTGATGATAATAATTTCTATGATATCGTTGAGAAAATGAACGATATGTTACAAGCTTGTATTCGTGTAAAATACGCGGATGGAAAAATGGGCACTTATTTAGATATAAAAGACCAAGATAGATTATATCTGATTTTCCTTATTCGTGAGTTAACTTTTCAACAAGGAAATGCTTTATCAGTTACAGTAAAATGTACTTGTGGTGCTGATAACTCAGTTGAATTGGTTCGTAAAAACTTTAGATTCCACGAAATTGATGAAAAACTTGATAAATTTTATGATAAAGGAAAAAGTTCATTCTTTTTTACAACTGTAAATGGTAAAGAGTTTGAATTAACTCCACCAAATATTGGTTTACAAAAATCTTTTGCTGATTATATTATCAAAGAAAATAATGAAAAAAGACCACCAAATTTAGCATTCTTGAAAATAATTCCTTTTATGTTGAATGGTAGAACTAATATAACATATGAAGGAATTAAAGCTAAATTGAGAGAATTTGAAGAAATGGATGATATTTCTTTTCAATTCTTGAATGCAGCTGTAAGTAAAATGACATTTGGTATTAAAGAGTTAGTTAAAAATTGTCATGCGTGCGGAGTGGAGGTCCGCACTGATATGACATTTCCCAACGGAGCGTCAGGTATTTTCGTTGTTCATGATGCCTTTGAGACCTTTATTAAAAAATAAACTTCTACTTCAAAAACATTATCACGTTCAAGAAGAAGCGATTGATAATTGGCCTTTCTGGATGTTAGAAGAAAACATTTCAATCGTCAATGAATTAACTGATGAAGAAGAAAAGCAAAGAAAAAAAGAAGAAGAAAAACAACAAGGTTCATCACCGAACTTTAATCCAAGTTCTTACATGAATAATATGAATAGTATGGTAAATAAATTCAAATAATAAAAAATCTTAAACACGAAATCGCAAATAAAAAAACTCCAATGGAGGTCTTTTTATGCCTTTAAGAAACCAGTTAAAGAATATAATATATAAGTATATGATATTATCAGAAACTATTATAGTAGAAACTTTTGGAAATAAAAAACTTAAATGGTATGAATCTTTAGGTTATGATATAAAAAAAGAAAAAATAGAAGTAAAAGTAAAAGACCTACCACTCTCAGTAAGTAATCTTGTTTTAGTTAAATGTGATTATTGTGGAAAAGAACATGAACGCAAATTTGTAGATTACAATCGAATAGTTGGAAAGAGTAAATCCTCTAAGTACGCTTGTTCAAGAAAATGTGGTGTTGAAAAGTTCAATGAAACAAATCAAACGATTATTAAAAGTCCACACCCTCTGAAAGGAAAAAAAATAGATTCAAAAAAATTAGAGGAAATTCTTGATAAAAGAAAAAAAACTAATTTAGAAAAATTTGGAGTAGAACATGCTCTACAAAATATAGAAATTAAAGAGAAATTTCAAAAGACACATTTAGAAAAATGGGGAGAAACAAACTTCTCTAAAACAGAAGAATTTTTAATAAAACAAAAAATTACTTGCCTAAAAAATTGGGGTGTCATTCATCAAAGTCAATCGAAAGAAATCAAAGACAAAATTAAAAAAACCAATTTAGAAAAATGGGGTGTCAAAAGCACTTTGAATATTCCTAAATCAAACCTAACAAGACGATCAATATTTGAATCTGAAGATTTTAGACAGGATTTTGAAATTTCTAAACATCCAGAGTATATAAAATATTTAGGCGAAAGTCTTTCTCTTTTTAAATGTGACTCAGGACATTCATTTGAAATAAAATATGATAATTTCAAAACAAGATTAACAAGTAATTTGCCACTTTGCACGATTTGTTATCCAATAGATGATTTGACCTCAATCAAAGAAAAAGAAATCTTAAACTTTATAGAAAATAATTATGAGGGAAATATAATTCCGAACTATAGAGATGGTTTAGAAATAGATATTTACTTACCAGAATTGAAAATAGGTTTTGAATTTAATGGACTTTGGTGGCATTCAGATAAATATAAAAGTAAAAGTTATCATATAGATAAGTTAAATTACTTTAAAACTAAAGGAATTCATATTATCAATATATGGGAAGATGATTGGACTTTTAGAAAAGAAATTGTTAAATCACAGATAAAAAATCTGTTAAATCTAAATCCAAAAATTGGAGCTCGTCAATGTGAAGTGAAAGAAATTAAAGATGCCAAAATAGTTAAAAAATTTTTAAATGACAACCATATACAAGGTTGTGTAAATTCTAAAGTTAAAATTGGTTTATTTCATCAAAATAAGATAGTTGGAATTATGACTTTCGATCAATTTGAAGGTCGTAAAAAAATGAAAGATTGTGAATGGAATCTAAACCGTTTTTGCACTTTAACTAATCTGAATGTAATTGGCGGTGCCTCTAAATTACTAAATTTCTTTATAAAAAAATATAAACCTTCAAGAATTATATCTTATGCTGATAAAGATTGGAGTAAAGGTCAAATTTACTTTAAATTAGGATTTAGCTTAGTAAATGAAACTGAACCTGATTATAAATATTTAGTTAAGGATGAATTGATACATAAATCAAGATTCCGTAAATCTTTGACTGGACTTTCAGAATCTAAACTTGATATACCTAAAGTTTGGAATTGTGGTAAAATGAAATTTGAAATAAAAAACCCAGAGTAAAAATCTCTGGTTTTTCTTTTTGGTTAAATAAATCTGTTAGTATTTTATTAACTTCAAAAAGCCATTTTTCACTTTTCAAAATTTAGAATCCATTTTTTATTACCAGCATTATAAACACGATAATATCCAAGTTCAGACATAATCTCTTCTTCTGTTTTATTTGCATCATGTCCAAGTTTAACAAGCTTGTGTTTTCTCCAATTAAATCTATGACTTCTGATGCCATCTATCACATACCAATATCCCGGTTTTGAAGTATGTTGATAAGTAAATTCTAGAGTTTGGTAAAGACCACCATTTGAAATTGAATTATCAGAATAAGTTTCTAATGATATAGGTGAATGGTTTTGAATAAAATATGTTAATATTTTTGAAGCACCACCAACAACATTAGTATTTATTTTATTACAAAACCTAGTTAACTCATAATAATTTTCTTTACGATTTGATTTTAATCTTTGCAATGGTAATCTTAACTTAGAAAATGTCATTAAACTTACCAAATCATTATTGAAATATAAACCAATTCTAATTGAGGATTTACAATCTCCTTGAAGATGATTTTTTATTAAAAAATCTCTCGAATCATTGTAAGAAACATTTTTAATTTGACATTTTCTAGCCCAGATTTTATTTTGAGTTTTACCAAGTTTATTGAGTATAAATGATTGACAGATTTCTCTTTTACTATTCCAATCATCTTCCCAAATCGAAAATAAATTTATATTACTGTCCTCAGCAAATTTCTGTTTTTTTTGATGATAACTATCACCTTTAAATTTCTCTGAATGCCACCAAACACCATTAAACTCAAATCCTAAGTTTAGTTTAGGTAAATAAATATCTATTTCATAAGGGGTCATAATATTTTTACAATCTGAAATTATTTCATCATCATAATTTGACTCAATAAATCTTAAAACTTCTAATTGTGAAATAGAAGCATTTTCTGAAATTGGAAAACACTTTGTACAGATACTTATACCTGAATTATTTCTATAATAAAATTGCCAGGTCAAAATATCAAAATCATTACCACACTCATTACAATTAAATTCTAAACTGGTTGAGAGATCTTTTTTAAATCCCTTGAACAAAAATTGTTTAGGATCTATCTTACTTTCTATTCTTTCTTTATAGCTTTTATAAAAGAAATCTATCGTTTTTTTATGAACTGCCTCATTCATCCACGGGTGTTCAACACCATATTTTTCAATAGAAGTTTTTCTATATGATTCTTTATAATTGCTTTTTTTGAAAGACTCAATTCTTCTATCTAAAATTTTACTTGATTTGGCAGGATTATCAACTCCCCAATTCTCTATTAGAGTTTCTTTTGATTTTTCTTGAATCTTTTCTGAAGACATAGGGGAATTACCACCATACTTTTCTTGATTAGTTTTGATTATCTTATCTTTTATTAATTTCGACTCAGCTGGTGTTTTTGTTCCAAATTTCTCCAATGACTTGGACTCTTTAATCTTTTTGATATTTGGATCAGATGATATACATTTATTACAACAATATTCTCTGAAACCCAAAGTTGAATTTATAAAATTAACTTTTTTATTACAGTTTGGATTTTTACAGGTAGGAACCTTAGATATATGATTTAGACACAGAAAAACCTTTTCTTTGAAAGAAATATCAAATATTTCATTTTTTTGGCAGTAATCAATAATATAATCATACTCTTCAGTATGATTCTTGAAAAGATAAGATTCTTTATTCAGTTTTCCAGATGGATCGGATTGTTTAAATATTTCTAAGTTCATTAAACATATTGTTTTACATATATATTAAATACTCCTATCTCTGTTTAAATAAAAAACCCAGATATTTCTATCTGGGTTTCTTTTTTTGTAGTATTTTATTAAGCTGTTATGAAACCACCTGCTTGAATTGCTCCAGTTCTCAAGATTGTAATATTATTTACAATGATTCCCATACCCTTAATCGGTTCAACATAAGTATCTAAAACACCAATCTGATTATCTATAATCTCTGAAGTGTTATTTTCCTCATCACATTTGTTGAAGTAGTTGTAAAGTCCGTTTTTAGAAACATATTTCTCACAAATTACATCAGCTCTCAACTTAATTTCAGCTCTGATTTCAGGTGTGTTGAATTTCCATTGGAAATCTAACAACATTCTTGATAATTCTCTTTCAAGTTCAATCAACACCTCTCTAACGTGTATGAAAGAAAGAGCAGATCTATAAAGAGTTTGAGCTGTATTTTCAGTTTCGATGATATAACCTCTATTTCTCTTGAACACGATTGGGTTCATTTGAGCTTGATTAAGGTTTTCAATATCGGTTGGAGTAAAGTCACCTTCAAGTCCAGCGATATTTGTTATTCTACCATTTGTTACACCAGCCGCAATTGTCCAAGGAACAATAGTTGTAAGTGTTGAGTTATGTTTTCTCATAAAAGTTAATCCAACATAAGCTGAAGGTGGAACATCAACTGGTCTACCATTATCATTTACAGTTAAGTAAGGTGTGAAATAACCCACAGAGGATACACCACGACCATCACCGAACGAGTAAAGGAACGCTGGACTGCTTTGTGGATCACCACCTTGAGCAATAAACTCAGTTTGTAACACACCTTCTCTATTAACGAATGATGGAGAAGAAGAGTTTTTGAAACTTCTCAATGAAGGCATATTTAAGATACCAAAACAATCTAGTCTATCACCACAAATATCAACCAATTGTTGTTTACTTCTTTCAGTTAAACCTAAACCAAATGAATCGATTAAGTATCTGAAATCAAAAGCTTCTTTATTTGTTGCTGCTTTGAAAAGTGGTGTACCTTTCGCAACTAAATCAAGAATTGCTGATTGTTTAGCTTCTGTACCATCAGGTAAAGAATCTTGTCTAACTCTAAATCCTTTCAAGCTAATTGCTTTGTAAGTAGATACATATTCATCAATAGTTGTATATCTAAATGTTTGTTTAGCAGCATCTAATCCATTGTTAAAATCAGAAATCTTAATCTCAGCATCACAAGTAATTTCGACCAAATTAGTATCACCAGTCCAAGTCTTCTTAGAAAGAATTCTTGTTAATTTTTTAGGCATTTGGTCTGGTTCTAATGAAGCTGTTGAGTAAATAGCTTCTAAATAATCACCAACTTTAACTTCAGTATATCTAGAACCTCTAACAAGAATCTTATTGGGTTGATAAGTATATCCACTTGGAAATTCCAATTCGACTGATTGTTTGTAATTAGAAGCTAAAGATTTAACCCAAGTAGTGTTGTTAGCCCAAAGTGGTTCACCTGCAACATCTATACTATCAAAAGGAACAGTTGAACTTAGAGTACTATCTTCAAAGTTTACTTTTAAGTTCAACTCATTATCTAAATACATATCTAAATAGATTGGAGCATCTGCCAAGTTACTATTATAAGAGAATAGGTTCTCTAGATTTGACAAGAATTCATCTTTAACATTTTGTTCAACTTCAAATCCATAATAAC